GTCGTATCATGAGATCGTATATAAGAGGAGATCAGGGCGGACAGGAAATCCTAAGACGAACAGCAAATATGATGATGGTTTGATTGGATGGAGAAAGCTTCCTATCCGATCACAGGATTCGTTGTATCAATGGGAGTATGACAATGAAGACAATCTTATCGGCATGACGCAGATGCCACCGCCAAATTTTGGACTTTATACGATCCCACTGGAAAAGGCAATCCATTTCAGGACCAGATCCAGAAAAGGAAATCCAGAAGGAAGGAGTATCCTGAGAAATGCTTATCGTTCCTGGTACTTTAAAAAAGGGATTCAGGAATTTGAAGGGATCGGGATTGAAAGAGATCTCGCTGGTATACCGATGGTCACACCACCAGAAGGTGTTGACTTGTATAATCCAGATGATCCCGAAGGCTCAAGAATGTTAACCTGGGCTTATAGTTTGGTAAAGAATGTCCGACAAGACAAAAGTGCTGGAATCGTGTTACCACCGGGATTTAAGTTCGAGCTTGTTTCCACAGGTGGAAGCAGACAGATTGATACGAACGAGATCATAAATCGTTATGATAGCCGCATAGCAATGACAACGCTTGCGGATTTTATTCTGTTGGGGCATGAACACACTGGATCATTTGCACTGTCCGATGATAAGACAGAGTTATTTGCTGTAGCGATTGGATCATACCTTGACATTATCTGTGAAGCGTTTAATAACCAAGCGATCCCAAGATTGATTGATCTAAACGGAGAACATTTCAAGGGGATCACAGACTACCCGAAGATGGTTCACGGAGATATTGAAAAGATCGACATGAACAAATTAGCACAGTACATCCAGACGATGGTTGGCACTGGTGTATTGATCCCAGACGACGAATTGGAAACATATGTTCGAGAAGCCGCCAATTTGCCGCCAAAGGTAGCTGACGATGAAAGATTCATTGATCCTGATAGAGAAGATCAGCAGACAAATGATCTTGGATCACAGGGAAATAATGTACACCCAGAGGACAATCAGGACGTTGCCGAAGATGATGGAAAGGTACAGGAAGCCAAGAAACGATTAGGAAGGAGCTGATTATATGTTCCTATTCCGAAAGGTTAAGAAGCGTGGATCGATGAAGCCAAATGATGTGAAAGAAGCATTAGAGAGGTTTCTTAATAGCAGCAGTCCAGAATTAACACGCTTGCTGGTCAGGTATTGGAAGGATCAGCAGACGGTTTTTACATTTAAAGAGATCAGAGAAGCTATTCAGGCTGGTGTGATCTCCAAGAAATCTGTAGAAGAATGGCAACAGGATTATTCAAAACTGGTTCATGATAAGATTGCACCAGAGATGGTTAAAGCAATGAAAGCTGGTGCTAAAAATCAAAACCAGCACAAAGGAATAGACATTGGATATAAATTGGTTGGAAAATCACACAGCTGAGCTTGTAACGAATTGTACAAGAGTACAGAAAGATGCAATTCAGTCAATGATCGATATCGGAATAAGAAAACATATGGGAACAGATGAGCTTGCAAGGTTTATCCGTCCCTGTATTGGTTTAACAAAGCCACAGACTCAGGCAGCTATGAAGTATTATGAGACGATCAAGGCAGAGTTGGAGAAGAAACACCCAAGAACAAAGCCAGAAAAGATTGAACAGATGGCAAGAGACAAGCAGATGAAGTATGCAGAACGTCAGCTCAGAGAAAGAGCAAAGACGATCGCACAGACCGAAAGAGCATTTGCCTATGAGTATGGCAGATACCAGCATACAAAGAATCTTGTCGATCAGGGTATATTACCACCACAGGACAAAAAATGGTCCGCAACGGACAGTGAGAATACATGCAGCACATGTAGAGAACTGAACGGAAAAGTTGTTGGAATGGACGAAGAATTTGCCCCAGGTAAGCTACTTCCTCCGCTTCATCCGAGGTGTAAATGCTGTGTTATGTATGTCAATTCAAAATCTATGACCGCAGCGTATGAAACAGAAGAAGATGAACTGCGAGAGTACAGCACAGAGGAAATAGAGACTCATGCTAATAAAATGTCAGAGATTGCAGACAAACATCTTGATCTTGAAAGCTCATGGAGTGGAAAGGTCGTAGTTGATGATGATTCTGGTGTTTATGGTATCCAGTGGAACGGAGATATTATAACCAGACATGAAACAGCCCCACATATTTTGTTACATGAACAGTTACACGCTAGATCAGTTACAAAATATGATCATAAAATGTATAAACAGTATGAGAACATGGAAGAGGGTTCGGTACAGTTTGCAGCACAGGAGATTAGCAAGAAAGAGAATATACAAATTCTTGAATCACAGTACGATCATATGACAGAAGCTTTAAGAAATATAAATAAAGTTGCTGGGTTATTTAAAAATGATTATGATTTTGCAATGAAGCTTATTTCTGTTCCGTTACCAGATAGGTATGGCTGGCTGAATAATATGATCTATGATAAAATGATGTTATCAGGAAATATTGAAGATTATCAGAAGGTATCGCACTGGATGGAGGCTTTAGAAAATGGAAAAACATCTTGAATTAAAAGAAAGATTCGATCAGCTAATGAAACAAGATATGGATGTATCAGAACACGAACAAGAATGGTTTGAATTACTGGACGACATGCATGAATGGTTAAAGGATAAGACAATTCCGAGAAATATTCGTAGGCAGTTTGAACCTTTAGGGATGTTAGAAGTAACTATGAAAATCTGTGACGGAATCCATTATGCAAATGGAACTGGACGATATGCAAAGAAAGAAGAATGATGAAGTACAAAGCAATAGAGCAGACAGTTCAGGCGGTGCAGATCACAGCTGATATTGATATGATCGCCCCTGACTGGTTCGCTAAGAAAATGAATACCGAAGAAATTATGATAGATCGTGTACAGAAAGACGGAGCAACAGCCGTTATAGGATGCACGGTCTATTTTAATGCACGAAGATATAAAGGCAGCAGACTTGTTGCAAGAATAGGAGACTATGTTGTAAAAGATTCAGTCGGTCGATTAAATGTAGTTCGTAAGAATGACTTTGATCGGCTGTATAAGAAGGAGGAAGCATGAGATATTTTAACGATTATATACGATCCCCAGCACAGACACAGGACAGTATACGAAAGTCCTTGAATCGAGTAGATATTACTAAGAAGGACGAAGAAAAGCAGTACGTCTTTGGATGGGCTAAGATTGCAGTCGATGAGAATGGAAATCAGCTGGTTGACCGCCAGAACGATTTAATTGATCCGGAAGAACTAGAACAGACAGCATATACCTATGTAGAGTTCTATCGTGAAGCCGGAGAGATGCACGAGCGAGGCGGTGCAGGCGTTTTAATCGAGAGTATTATATTCACTAAGGAAAAGATGAAAACTCTCGGTATAGAGGAAGGTACGTTGCCAGAGGGCTGGTGGGTTGGATTCCATATCACAGACGATGAAGTATGGGCAAAGATCAAAGACGGAACTTATACGATGTTCAGTATTGAGGGCAAAGCGAAACGTATTGAAGTCGAGGAGGAAGAATGATGGACAAATATATCGGTGCAAAATTGATTCAGGCAGAACCAGAAAGAAATCCAGTCACAAAGGAGATCACAGGATACAAGGTTGTATACCCGGATGGGTACGAATCATGGTCTCCGAAAGATGTTTTTGAAAAAGCATATATGAAAGTGGATGATAATAAAAATCTTCCATCTGGAGTAAGTATCGGGCCAGAAATGGTCGATGATTTTATTGCATCTACGGAGACAATCACGATGGGAGAGACAACAACAGTTGTTCGTTGTGTGCTTCGAAATGGTTTTGATATCGTGGAATCATCTTCGTGTGTTGATCCAAAGAATTACGATGAAAAGATCGGCAAAGATATTTGCATGGGAAGTATCAAAAACAAGATCTGGGAACTGTTAGGATTTTTGCTGCAACAGGCGTGGCAAGGAATTAACTAGGAGATGATCGCATTCTTAAGATTAAGAAATCACACCGACAGGATGAATGGATCGTGTACAATCCTGATTGCTTTGAATTGCACCATACGCACTGTAGGAATAAAAGAGTTGCGATCGCAATCAAGAAGAACGTGGAACGTAGAAGAGTTCCAACATCCAGAAATCTAAGAACCTTGGAAAGTCACATAAGACTGACAGGGAACAAGAACTATAAAAGAAAGATTCAGAATATCATTGAAGAAGTGAAATCTGAAATGAGAAACTGAAATTTATTCTAAAATTAAGTGAAATCTGAAATGAAAATAGACCATTTTGTAAAAAATGCAAATTGGTCTATTTTTTGTGTTTGAAAATGCACTTTGCGTTTTTGAAACTCGAAAAAGTGTCGTTAGAAAGGAGGAAACATGAAAACAAAAGGAAAGACAAAGCTGGAAGATCTGGAAGTAAAAAAGATCGATGCAGTAGACATCGGAGCAGATCAGAAAGCAAATATCCTGATTAAAAAGAGAGGAGGTGCAGAAGAACCGAAGGGAAACTTTTTCAAGCGATTCTTTAATGCGTTTTGTGACAGCTTAGGAGTAAATTCAGAAGATGTCAGAAAGTCCATGGAAGATGAAGCAACATCATTTGATGATGTAATGAATGAAAAGAAGATCTACGACGTGAGGGACCAGATCTGGAATGCCTGCAACTCTCTGGAGCAGTCGATTGTGTCAATCTTACTCGATAAAGAGTGTGAGGATAAACAGGCCGCAATCGCACAGAGCATTGATCAGTTTAAGGCATTTTCGGATGATGCATCCAAGTCTTGGATCAAATTAGAACGTGCAGCAACAGACAAAGAAGATACTGTTGTTGCGGATGATTTTGAGATCGCAAAAATGCAAGAGGTAATTGAGAAATCTTGCGATCCTGAAACTATTAACAAAGAAAAAGAAGAAAAGGAGAATGAAATGG